TGCAGTTCGCCAATATGGTTAACGGTATTGATTTCAAACTTTTTTAATGACTAACACCAACGAGAAATGAAAAGAACACTGATTATCTACAACACGGGTGAGACAACCCAAGAAGAAGCGCAACACCTTCTTGAGATTCTAAACTGCGATGACTCTACTTTGTGGGACAATGCAGACCATTGCGGAGTGCAAGTATTTGAAGTACCAACATTTAAAACCAAATAAAAATGAAACAAGAAGAACCAAGCAACGATATGTGCGAATGCAAAGTACCACAACCACAAATCAAAGTCAGTGAAAATGGAACATATGCTTACTGCACAAAATGTATAAGAACACTTAACACAAACGATAAGTGAACGGATTTGTAATAGTATTAATTAGTTTTTGGTCAGGGTATCTGCTCGGTAGAAAAAATACAAAATGAAACAGACAGCAGTAGAGTGGCAACACATTGAGTTATCAAAATTTCTTTATGGAAAATCAGAATTTACAGACGCAAATGATATTCTAATTAAAGCCAAAGAAATGGAGAAGGAGCAGATTGTTGCTGCTTATGTTGAAGCAAGTCCAAGACTTGAAGACATCATTAAAGAATCAGCAGAGCAGTACTACAACGAAACTTTTAACACCAACGAGAAATGAAAGACCAATTTATGCGGATAGCAATGGCTCGCTTACGAGGCGTCTATCCTTTCAAACCACAACGCAGAGCAGTTGCTGCAAAGATGTGGGTAAGGTTCGTTAACAAGAAGTCCGATAACCAACCTTGCTGGCAGGACGAAGAAGAGGAACTCAATAAGCGAATGAATATCATTGGGCAGAACGGAAACACCGGAGAGCATTATGAAGAATCACACTAAGGTTTACCTGAAGGCAATGGGGTTATCACCCGTTGAGTTTAGCAGAACGTAACAAATGCAGCAATCTGCGTTACTTATGTATGGAAGAAATATGGAAAGAGATACCTGAACTCAACGGTAAGTATGAGTGCAGTAACAAGGGAAGGGTTCGCAGGGTTAACAAAGACCCAAGATGCGAGAAATATAAAATGTTAAACCTTCAAAATACCAAAGATGGGTATATCTCGGTAAACCCGACTATAAAGTTTAGAAGGAGAGTTCACCGGCTTGTTGCTGAAATTTTCATACCAAACCCAGAAAAAAAGCCATTTGTAAACCACAAGAACTTAAACAAGAAGGATAACAATGTAGATAACCTGGAATGGGTAACCGCTTCCGAGAACTCTATTCACGCCCAAAGCAATGGCAAACTTGGAAGGATGTCATACACAATAAGTAATGAAGATGGGACTGAGGTGTTTTTGTCAGCAAAAGAGTTTGTTGATGCGGTAGGTGGTAGTTACAAGGTTATTGTTAGAGACTTAAAAAAATCAGGTGAATACAAAAACTATAAAGTAATTGAAAAAACATACAAAAGTTTACATTGAGGCGATGGGGTACACGGATACCGATTTTATTTGCTGCGAAGTCTGCAACAGGCGAGCCGTAGACATCCATCATATTGAACCTCGTGGTATGGGAGGCAGTAAACTTATGGACACGCCAGAGAACTTAATGGCGCTATGCCGGGAATGTCACCACGAAGCCGACTTTGGTGTTGAGTTATCAAAAGATTTCCTGAAAGCCGTACACCTAAAAAAGCTGAACAAATGATTCACATCATTACACCGTGTTCCCGACCGGAGAACCTTTCAACAATCAAACAAACGATACCGGAGGATTGCACCTGGACGGTGGTGGTTGATGAGAAAGCAACAGGACATTTCCCAAATGGAATTACTTACTTGCGTCCTAACGTCTCCGGTAGTTGGGGACACCCGCTAAGGAATGTAGGAATGGAGTTTATCCTTGCGCTAAAGGCCAAGAGAGGCGATTACATCTACTTTCTTGATGATGACAATATAATTCACCCTGATTGGTACGAAGGCGTTAAAAACGAATCATATCCGTTCATCACTTGGGGACAGGTATTCAAGAACGGCCAACCAAGACTCCACCCAACAAAAGAGCCACGAGTGGGTACGGTAGACACGGCATCGTTTATGGTTCGGTGCGATGCTATTGGTGAAGCAAGATTCGGAAACGAATACGAAGCAGATGGATTGTTTGCTCAACAGATGGCAAAGTGGAACGTCAAGACCATCGATGCTTACCTTTGTTATTATAATTACCTGCGATGAAAGTATTATGTATTGGTGACCCGGACTCCGGGGTGGTGTACCACCGTATCTATAAGCCCTTCACTCTGTTAAAGGAGAAAGGGCTTTTGGACTTTCAGATAATTAACTACAAGCAACCAATCCCTGAAGCAGACTGGGAAGGAGTTACCCACGTTATCTTTTCTCGTGCGCTTCCGTTCACCGGGGAATCCTTTGCTAACTTCTTTGCGATTTGCAAAGCAACAGGCAAAAAAGTAATCATCGACAATGACGATTGGTGGCATCTAGCGTTAGACCACCCATCAAAAGCAACATACGATAAAGCAAACCTCTCAGGACGTATTGTAAACTCAATGTACTTTGCAGATGAGGTCTGGACTACCCAAAAGTATTTAGCCGATAAAATCAAGAAGGTAAACCGTAACGTACACATCATCCCAAACGGATTAGACCCATCAGACCCGCAATGGCAGATTACCCGCCAAGAAGCAGACGAGGTACGATTTGGTTACGTGGCCGGCATATCACACCTTCCAGACCTTGTACAAAACAAGATTGACCTTTCACCTTACGAATCCTATGTTGCGGACATTGGTGGATACCCACAAGCAGCTAAAGCAAGATTCGCATTAGAAACACAATCACCCAACGAATACGGAAAACTATACCAGGCATTTGACGTTGCCCTATCACCATTAATCCCAAGTGAGTTCAACAGATGCAAGTCAAATCTTAAAATGGTAGAAGCAGGGTTTGCCGGTTGTGCGTTAATTGTAAGTGATGTAGCACCGTACTCGCAACACCTGAATAAAAATAATTGCATTGCAGTAAAGCATAAAGGAGACTGGGCAAGTGCTATCAAGTACCTACATCAGAACCCAAACAAAGCCGGTGACATCGCTTTAACACTTCACGAAGAGATGACCACCAACTTCAACATTCACGACTTCAACGACATCCGTTTTGAACGGTTGCAAAAAATGCAACAGCTGAAATGAAAAAAGTAAACATTGAAACCGTATTGCCAAATCCGAGCAACCCACGGATTATTAAAGACGATAAGTTTAAGAAGCTTGTAAAGTCCATTCAGGAGTTCCCTCAGATGCTTGAGCTGCGTCCTATTGTTGTAGACGCAAATATGGTAGTGCTGGGCGGCAATATGCGCTTAAAGGCGTGCAAGGCAGCGGGACTTAAAGAGGTACCGATTGTTATCGCAGATAGCTTAACGGAGGAGCAACAGGCGGAGTTCATAATCAAAGACAATGTTGGGTTCGGTGAATGGGACTGGGACTTATTAGCGAACGAATGGGATGAGGAGTTATTGCAGGAATGGGGCTTGGACTTGCCTATTTTTTTAGGCGAGCCGTCACACGATGAGTTAATTGGCGAGGAGAAGGGAAAGCCAGCGACTATGAAAATAACCTTTGATAGTCCAGAGCAGCTACAAAAGGCGGAGATAGATATACAAGAGCTTTTAGATAGAAAGTATCAAGGGGCTTATTTTTCAGTTAGCGCAGGCGGGATATGAAATTAGAAATTGCATCAAACAAAGCCGTCAAGTATGCTTGCCTAAACTTCCACTACGCAAAGGCAGTTCCAACGTATTCTATTGGATATTCAGTTTTTGAGAATGGCGTCTGGTGCGGTGTTGTTTTATTTGGAGGCGGTGCGTCTGTAAATATGCCAACAAAATTTAATTTAAGAAATGGTCAGTATCTTGAATTAAACAGAATGGCTCTAAATGGAAAGCAATCTTCAACAAGCAAGGTATTAGCGTCTGCGATAAGGTTAATAAAAAAGAATTGCCCAACCGTAAAATTGTTATTTAGTTACGCAGACAAGGGACAGAATCACTATGGAACAATTTATCAAGCCACTAATTGGTATTACATTGAAGATATAGAAAGTAGTGGAACTGAATACCTACTAAACGGAATATGGAAGCACGATAGAGGTAGATACAACTGGGGTGTTGATTTTAAGAAGTTGCCAAAGCGAAAAAAAGCGGGGAAGCATAAGTATATTTATCCACTTGACAAGAGTTTAATTCCTATGTGTCAATCGTTAAGTAAACCTTATCCCAAAAAAGAAACCCCGACAAGCGGGGCTACTTTGAGCGAGGAGGTCGATTCGAACGCCACTTCTTAATTGGAGTATTAAGCGTGCAACCATTACACTTTCCTCGCAGGTGAAACAAATATAAAACAAAGATATGGTATGGACAAAACTGTACAACATAAAAAGGCAATGCTCGATGCATTAGAAAAATCGCTTGGAGTTGTAACCTCGGCCTGCAAGACGGTAGGCATTGGGAGAACTACGCATTACCTTTGGATGGATAGCGACCCCGAATACAAAGCAGCAGTCGAATCACTATCAGACGTTGCGCTTGACTTTGCAGAAAGCCAACTGCACAAGCAAATCAAGGACGGCAATTCAACCGCAACAATCTTTTTCTTAAAAACAAAAGGTAAGAAGCGGGGTTATGTAGAACGCCAGGAGTTGGACGTATCTACGGGCAAGATGTTTCAAATAGAAGTTCTTGGCAACGATACAGACCAATAAGGTATTTAACCACCTAATCAAAAGCGATAAGCGTATTATCGTTGAGCAGGGCGGTACACGGAGTGGGAAAACGTATAATATCCTGCTCTGGCTTATTTTCTATTACACCGAACGCAATACGGATAAAACGATAACCATTTGCCGTAAGTCGTTCCCTTCGCTTCGTGCTTCGGTTATGCGGGACTTCTTTGATATTCTCCGGAACCACGACCTGTACCGGGAGGAGTTCCACAACAAGTCCAGCCACGAGTACCACCTTAACGGTAACCTTGTTGAGTTTATTTCCCTTGACCAACCGCAAAAGATTCGGGGACGTAAACGGAACCTGCTTTACATTAACGAGGCAAACGAATTGTTTTACGAAGATTGGCAGCAGCTTATCTTTCGTACCGATGGTCGTATAATTCTTGACTACAACCCGTCTGAATCTTTCCATTGGATTTATGACCGGGTAATACCACGTGAGGATTGCGACTTTTACCAAACTACCTACCGGGATAACCCGTTCCTTGATGAGCAGATTAAGAATGAAATCGAACGCCTAAAAGAAACAGACGAGGACTATTGGCGTATCTACGGTCTTGGTGAGCGTGGTATGAGCCGTGCTACTATCTTTCAATTCGGAACATCTGAAATCCCACAAGAAGCAAAACTAATTTCATATGGCCTCGATTTCGGTTACACGAACGACCCCAGCGCCCTTGTGGCAGTCTACCAACACGGGGATAACTTATACCTGGACGAGTTGCTCTACCGTACCGGTATGACCAACCGTGACCTTCACCACCACCTGCAATCGTTAGGACTTGACCGGAGGGATGAAATCTTTGCGGATAGTGCCGAACCGAAATCAATCGAGGAACTGCACCGATTCGGTTGGAACATTAAACCAACGGCTAAAGGGCAAGATTCGATTAATGCAGGTATTGACATCCTGAAGCGGCACAAGATATTTGCAACCTCACGGAGCAACAATCTAATTAAAGAATTGCAGAACTACAAATGGACGGAGGACAAGAACGGCAATCTATTGAATAAACCTATTGACGTAATGAATCACGCACTCGATGCCAGCCGTTATGCCGTCTATAATAAACTTTCTAAACCAAACTACGGTAGGTATTCTATCCGTTGAGTTATTTATCTATGGAACTGAAATTAGTAGTACCAACATCGCTTGACGAAATCACGCTAGACCAATATCAGCGCTTTGCTCGTATTGAAGGTGAGGGAGAATTCAAGCAAATGAAGATGCTCGAAATCTTCTGCAATGTTCCATTTAGTGACCTGCCGAACGTCCGCCTGGTGGATGCGGTCAACGTACTAAACACATTGGCCAAGACCCTATCCGAAAAGCCAGGTCTTACCAAGTTCATTGAACTGAACGGAACCAAGTACGGATTTATCCCTGCCCTAAACGAAATCTCGTTGGGTGAGTTTGTTGACTTGGATAGTTATATTTCCGATTGGGCAACAATGCACAAGGCAATGTCCGTATTGTACCGCCCCGTAACAAAAGAGAAAGGAGAACGCTACGACATTGAACCGTACACGGCAACAGACGAGCGAGACGAGATAATGAAAGAGATGCCCGCATCCGTAGTGCTTGGAGCGCTGGTTTTTTTTTATCGTTTAGGGAACGTATTAGCAACACATACGTTGCGCTCTTTGGCCAAACAACAGACAACCCCTACACAAGAGAAGCGCAGTTCGGACAGAAGTGGGGATGGTATCAATCCATCTATGCACTTGCTAATGGAGATGTCCTCAAATTTGGAGACGTTACTAAACTTCCCGTCCACCAAGCTTTGACCTACCTAACCTTCGAGAAAGAGAAAAACGATATTGAATTAGCAATGATGAAGAAATGAGAAGTTTTTATTTAGCCACCCAAAAGATTAACGATTACCTATCCTCACACCCCTTGGTTAAGGTGGTAACCTTTGGCGATATCTTCGATGTTGACCTGAACAAGCAGACCATCTTTCCGTTGGCGCACATTATGGTTAACCAGGCCACATTCGCAGACCACGTAATACGCTTTAACGTATCGGTGTTGTGTATGGACATCGTAGACGAAACGAAGCAGGATATCCGCAACCAGAACGAGCCGTTCTTTGGCGTGGATAACCAGCAAGATATTCTGAACACGACTCTTGCTATCTTGAACGGATTGCAATCGCAACTACGCAGAGGCACGTTGTACACGGATAAGTTTGAGATTGAAGGTGATGTTACCTGCGAGCCGTTCACGGAGCGATTTGAGAACCTGCTAACGGGATGGAACCTGACCTTTGATATGATTGTTCCCAATACCGAAATCTCTATCTGCTAATGCCACGCAAGGAACTTGTCCAAGCTGCATTAGAGCGATTTGCAAAGCGTGTAATCCAACAGGCGAAGCAGAACCTCACCAAGAAGAAAAAGAATAGCACAAAGGAGCTTTATAACTCTTTGGACTATGACTTATCGGTTGGCCCAAACTCGTTTTCTCTTACGTTCTCAATGGAGGACTATGGCGAGTATCAGGACAAGGGCGTTAGTGGCGTAAAGCGCAAGTTCAACACCCCATACAAGTACACCAACAAGATGCCACCACCCAAGGCATTCGCTCAATGGGTAGTGCGTAAAGGTCTGGAAGGTGTAAGGGATAAGAACGGACGATTCGTACCACGCAAGAGTCTGCAATGGGCTATTGCAAAGTCGGTGTACAACAATGGTATCAAACCGAGTTACTTTTTTAGCGCACCGTTCAAAATGAACTTCGCCAAACTACCGCCCGATATTGTGAAGGCATTTGAATTAACCCCGGAAGACTTCCAAGCATTTACACGTAAATAATGGCTATACCTGTTGCAACATTCCCGACTACGCCACAAATGGCAAGGTCGCCTATTTTTATCACGTTGACTAAAGGTGCCGGAGGTACTGATGGCCTGATTAACGCAACCTTGACGCTGCGTATTTTCACCGGTGACC